TTGGTGGTAATGTTAGCGAGACATATGGGGGCAATCAGACAACGCAGATATCTGGTAATCTGGATGTGGATGCGTCACGGATTGACTTGAACTAATGAAAGGTGAGTTTGTTGTTTTGATTGATGGTGTGTCTCACACTTACACCAATTACGATGACATACCGAATTCGTTTGACAATCTAATCAAGTTTGACCCTGAATATCCACAACCACCACACACGCAAGAACAACACGATGTGATGGATACATACAATGATAAACTTCAAGAACTGATGAAACGGGAAATGAAGTAGTGGCAATATCAATCACGCCAGATGATGAAATTCCAGAAGTTGTTCGGGGGCAATCTTTTTCTGCGACAGTTAGTGCATCGGCAGATGACACCGAAGTTATAGAACAGGTCACCGCAACACTACAGGGTGATGCCGAACCAAGGATTGTCATTACACCGGGCGAAACATCGGTTAGTATTTCTGGTTCGTATGTGGATGCGTTTATTGACTTGTTTACATATATTGAGCGTGGTAGTAGTAATTTGATTGAGACTCCGACAACAGTTAGGGGGACAAGCAATTTACCACCAGATAAAGATTTCTTTGACTTGAACCAAGATACTCGTAAAGAAATAACAAGAACATATACAATCACGGTGACATATGATGGTGGGAGCACCGAAGATTTTACCATCACACACGACATTGTAAATACACTTGAAGCAATCCGAAGTTTTGTTGCTTCATACTATGACTAGGAGAACATATGCCAGCAGTTACACGAATTGGTGATGCCGATGTCGCACACTGTAGTGGGATGGTTCGTGCTCAAGGTAGTGGTAATGTGTTCGCAAATGGGATTCCAATTTCTAGACAGGGCGACAATAATACGACACACTATCGGGATTTTGACATTTCGTTCAAGCGAAATCCAATTACTGGCGCACTGAATATTCTCAAGAACAATGATTCGGTAAAGAGAGCGTTGCGTAGTCTAATTCTGACTGATCGTTTTGAGAGACCGTTTCGCCCATTTTTTGGTTCTGATGTTCGGGCAAGTCTATTTGAAAACTTTGATGTTCTGACCGAAAGTAATATTCGGGATGCAATTACAAGAGCGATTAGAGAACAAGAACCTCGTGTTGAACTTTTGGATGTTAGGACAAATGCTTCCCCAGACAGAAACTCTTTGGAAGTAACCATATTTTTTAGAGTCAGGAATGACGCACAGGCAGATCAACTGACAGTTGTATTAGAGAGGATTCGCTAAATGGCAGCAAACAATGCCCTTAGAGTCACAGGGTTAGACTTTGATACCATTCGGGAAAATCTAAAAACTTTCATTGCGGATAAACCGCAATTCAAAGACTATGATTTCAACTCGTCTGCGCTTGGTACATTGCTTGACCTTCTTGCATACAATACTTACTACAATGCATTCTATGCGAATATGGCAGTCAATGAAGGATTCTTGGATTCTGCACAACTGCGAGACAGTTTGGTTTCTCGTGCGAAGTCATTGGGATACACCCCTCGTTCCGCACGAGGAGCAACAGCAACAATCAATATCAAGTTCCCTGATGCTAACACAACCACTGTTGACTCAAATATTATCATACCCAAGGGGCAACAATTTACTGCAACTGTAAATAGTATTCCTTTGACTTTTTCAACAACATCCAGTTTGATTGTCAGTGCAAACTCTACGAGTGGGTTCTCTGCAAATGTTGATATTATAGAGGGAACTCCTCTAACTCATCGTTTTACTGTTACATCAAGCAACACATCATTCACTGTGCCAAACGCAAACGTTGATACCCGCTTCTTAGATGTTACAGTGCAAACGAACGGCATCAATGCGGTTTATACACAAGCAAGTACATTACTTGAGGTCAATGGCAACAGTGCAGTTTACTTTTTAGAAGAAACCGCAAACAATCGCCCAAGACTTGTTTTTGGTGATGGTGTCTTAGGTAAAAGACCCGATACTGGAAGCACAGTGTTTGCTGAGTATCGTGTGTCAAATCCACTTGATGGGAATGGCGCAAATAATTTTAGTGCAACCGGAACAATTAGCGGTCAGGCAAACTATACGATTGAAACGGTCTCTCGTGCAACGGGTGGTCGTGCCCCAGAAAGTATTGAGAGTATTCGGTTCAATGCATCCAAGAATTTTGAAACTCAAGAAAGAGCAGTCACAGCAGAAGACTACAAACGTATTCTACTAGAAAATGCATCTGATATTCAATCGCTTTTTGTTTATGGTGGTCAAGATGCATCTCCTCCAGTTTATGGTAAGGTTTATATCAGTGCAGTGCCAACTCAAGGATCGGTAGGGATTGTTGGATCAAGTGGCAGTATCAAGTTGCAAAAAAGATTTAGACCTGAACTAACAAGATCAACATCCTATTCGTTTGACTTCTCGCATCCGATTGCTAATCCCCACAGAGGGCATTTGGGTTCAGTGACATCCACCAACTTTACATTCTTGGGTCAGTCTTGTAGGTTTGTTGATGATGGATTGGGTACTATGCGGATTGTCGTAGCAGGTAGACCAATCCAAGAATCTATCTTGGTTAGAAATAACGTAGGAACTGTTGACTATCAGGGGGGTATTGTTACGATTGACAATTTTTTACCTTCTGATTTTGAAGGAAATGAAATTTCCATCACAATAAACCCCACAAATCAAAACATTCAAGGTAAAAACAATACGGTTCTTTTGATTGCTGACAGCACAATCAATGTTGTTGATGATGAATCAAACCTCAGAGTTGGAACAATTCAAAACGTCAATACACGAGGATCAACCTTTAGTGTTCAGGAAGCGTCATTGTCTGGAGTTCTCACTTACTAATGGGATATGCACAAGAAATATCACAATTTGTAGACGAGCAACTTCCTGATTTCATTCAGGATGAAGCACCTCTTTTTGCTGATTTTCTTCAGGCATACTACGAATTTGTTGAGCAGTCTGGTGAAGCACTTGATATAATCAGAAGTCTCAAAGATAATCAAGACATTGATACTGCGTCAGATCAGTTCGTTCAGTTCTTTTTTGATGAAGTTATCAAGGAAATCCCACCGAATGTAAGAACAGATAAGAAGATACTTACTAAAAATATCAAAGAACTCTACAGAGCAAAGGGTTCTCAAAATGCATACAAGTTCTTCTTTCGTATTTTGTTTGATGCCGATGTTGAGTTTTCGTATCCGGGCGAAAAGATTCTCAGAGCATCTGACGGTAGATTTGATAAACAAACAACACTCCGTGTCAATCTAAACCTAAATGGCAACTCGTTAGATTCTCTTGGTGGAGAAACGATTGTTGGTGCGAATGGCGGTCGAGCAATCGTTGACGATATTGTCACCACAATTGAAGGTGGGCAGACAATTCGCACACTAAAACTGATTGAAGTTGAGGGTGACTTTACCGATGCCGAGACCTTCACGGTCATCAATAGCACAATAACCGGAACAGTCAACGCAACAATCGGACCCCTCAAGACACTTTCGGTCATTGATGGTGGAGGTGGTCACAATCCCGGTGATTTACTCAATGTAGTGAGCACTCAAGGAACTGGTGTTGACGGACAGGCACGAGTCGTCAGCACAACATCAGACAGTGCGGTTCAGTTCAGAATCGTTGATGGTGGCAGTGGATATAGAGCAAATGGACACAATCAACCCGATGCGAAATGTTATTATTGAGTCTGACCCATTTAGCAGTGATCCATTCATTGAAGATGGGGTCAATGCGACATTGGCATCTGCAAATGTTGATACGACACTCACAACGGCACTGTCATTCAATACAGCAGCACAAGTCGGAACAATCAGTGAGTTAGAAATCATTGATCCCGGTCAGGGATATGCCGAACTTCCTAATGTGGAAGTTATTGATTTTGGTGTTCAGGATATTATTGGAACCGAAGTTGATGATGGTGAAGGTGGATTCAAGGCATCTAATGCTGTAATCGTTGCCAATAATTTATTTGGTGCGATTCAAACTGTTGATGTTGTACGTCAGGGGCGCAGATACAATAAGAATAATACAGTATCACTTAGAAACATTACCTCCTCAAATACATTCAATGCAACCGCAACACTGACTCCTACTGGTGTATCTAATACGGTCGGTTCTTATACTGATGGCAACAAAGGTATTCTGGGTGGCGACAATGTATTACAAGACAGTTACTTTTATCAAGAAATTTGAAGCACCTGCTTTTGATGTTGAAATTGAAGCAGTTACAATCATCAAACCAGACCCAAGTCAAATTCAGACGACTGTTGTTACTGTTGAAGAAGCAGAGGTTATTCGCAGACAAGACCTTGAACTAACAGAAGCACAGACAACTATTGTCACTGCAGGTCCTGTGGTTGTATCCTTCCGTGTTGAAGATGTTGGTGGTATCGCATCAACGATTGTCGTCACAGACGCAACAACTATCGGTTCGCCAACAGAACCAGAAATTGTTATTTCTATTGAAGATGTTACAATTGCACCAACAACTGTGTTTGGCACATCTCAATTCAATATTACAATTGAAGATGTCGGTGCGATTGCATCAACTGTTGCATTTGGTGGGGACAATGAACTTGTTATCTTTATTGAAGATGCAAGTGCCATTGCGTCTACGGTTGCATTCGGCACTTCACAAATTGATATTTCAATTGAAGGCGTTGGCGGTATTGCATCAACCACTGTATTTGCAACTCCAGATACAATTGAACCAATGCAAGATGTCAACTTGAATGCCGATCCATTCAATACAGATGGGGACATTGGTTCTGACCGCATTGGGTGGCGGTATCATTATCACTCAATAAATTGTTATAAATAAAACACAATGATCAGGTAGGAATAGATATGCCCGCTGTAGTCACGAAAAGATTTCGTTTTCACAACGCAGATCAATTCAAAGAAGCATTCAGTGAGACCGCATCGACAAAAATGTATGCATTTTTTGGTCGTGTAAACGTGTTTCCAGGTGGTGACTCACCAACGACTCCTTTGGATTCTGTAAAAGAAACAGATTTTGATGTTTGGCGTAATATGATTCATATGAAACGTATTCAGTCATCAGATACAAAGTTTGGAATTATTCGCCACAATTGGAGTTCGGGTACTGTATATCACGAATACCAAAGCACAGATAATAATTTGTTTGCCAATACGTTCTATGTGTTAGACGAAGACACAAATAATATTTACAAGTGTTTATTCAACAACAACGGTGGGACATCAACAGTTCGCCCATCCGGTACATCTACTACCGAAGTTAGAACATCAGATGGTTACATTTGGAAATACATGTATACCATCGACTCAGCAGATGTAACTAAGTTTGTGACAACAACTCACATTCCTGTGTCAAATAACAGCACAGTCCAAGCAGCAGCGGTCAACGGTGCAGTATCTGTTATTGATGTTACAAATGGTGGTTCATCTTATCGTGCGAACACTGGAACATTCTCTGCCGTAACGAGTAGCACAAAACTAAACCTTGCGGGTGATGCATCAGCAACTGACGGTTTCTATACCAATAGTACGATTTATATTGCATCAGGAACTGGTGCGGGTCAATTGAAAGATATTGTTGCATATCTTGGTTCAACTCGTACAGTCACAACTAATAATGCATTTGACCCCGTACCAACAACCGGAAGCACATATATCGTCGGACCCAAAATCACAGTTCGGGGTGACGGTAACCAAGCAACACTTGCATATGCAAACACTGTGGCGGGTGGTTCAATCAAAATTATTGATGTTGTTGATTCAGGAAACAATTACTCGTTTGCAAACGTTGCTATCACTGCTAACGGTGGGTCTTCAGCAACTGCTGTCGCATATGTTGCTCCAGAGGGTGGGCACGGTTCTGATCCTCAAAGAGAGTTGGGTGGATTCAACGTCATCTTGAGTACACAATTATCAGGCAATGTATCAAATACATTTGTGACAAATAACGACTTCCGTGTCATCGGAATCGTCAATGATCCAATTGATCGTTCATCAAATACAGTTGCGACATCATTACAATACGATCAGACTACCAAACTGACTCTGACTTCAGTTTCTGGTGATTTTAGTTCTGATGAGATTGTGATTAGTAATCGCAATACAAAAGGTCGTGTCGTTCGATTTGCAAACACCAATGCAGCAAGAACAACAGGCGTACTAACGCTCTCAAACATTCAACCAAATGGTAATGGTGGTTCTTTTGTATCAACCGAAACCATTACAGGAAATACAACTTCTGTAACAGCAACAATTACTGCTGTTGCTGAACCTCCAGTGAAGCAGTTTACAGGTGAGGTTATCTACAGAGAGCACAGAGCACCGATTGTACGTTCTGAAACTCAAACAGAAGACATCAAACTTGTTGTCAAATTTTAGGATAAATTATGGCATTTAGTAATACTGAAACGCTTACCACAAATCTAAATGTATCTCCATACTTTGATGATTTTGACGAAAGTAAAAATTTTCATCGAATTTTGTTTCGTCCAGGTTTTGGTGTTCAGGCAAGAGAACTAACACAGTTACAGTCAATTTTACAAAATCAAATTGACCGTTTTGGTGAGCACATTTTTCGTGATGGTTCTATTGTTTCTGGTTGCGAATTTGCTTATGAAAATCCAGTATCATATGTCAAACTGACAGACAATAATGTTGGAAACACGGCATCTGTCAATGTTACCTCATTTGTCGGTCAGACTGTTACTGGTGGAACTAATGGTGTTGAAGCAAACGTATTCTTTGCGGTCACTGGTTCTGAAGCAGAAGACCCAAATCTAAAAACATTGTATGTCAAATACACAAGATCATCGGCAAATGGTCGGGGTCGTTATTTTATTGCGGGTGAGCAACTAACAACCAACACAGGTCTCTCTGCGATTGTTGCCAATACCACACAGTCACTTGCGCCAGTTGGATTTGGTTCAGTATTTACTTTAGGTGAGGGGGTGGTGTTTGGTAAAGACCACTTTGTTCGTGTTCCTCAACAAACAATAGTCGTTGGGCGATACACACTTGACTCAAACACAAATGTCGGACTGAATCTAAACGAATCAATTGTTACACCAAACGAAGATGCCACACTTACTGATCCTGCATCCGGTTCTTTCAACTTTGCGGCACCGGGCGCAACTCGTCTAAAAATTGATCCGGTTCTTGCCACAACAACAACAGCAAACACTTCAGGGTTCATTCGTCTTGC